GGACTCTCTCACAAGGGGAGTCCCTTTTATTTTTTATAAACCCCAAACCACTTTGGAGAATTAAAAATGGCAATAGAGTCCGATACACAAGGCGCAGATTCACGGTTAGCAGTCCAATTCTATCAAAAAAGCGTTAAGCAAGAAGATGCTTCAAATGAAGCAAATAGACCAATTTTTAAAGAATTTGATTTTGTAAAAATTATGATTCCTGGCGATAATTTGACAGAAATTGATACTTACGCACAAGACTCTCATAAAGCTAGATTTCCCCGTCAATGGGCGCATTATCAAAACCAAGTAGCAAATCATGAAGATATTGTTGGTACGCCTTTAGACCAATGGCCTCAAGTTACCCGTAGCCAAGCCGATGAATTGCGTGGGCTTAAATTTCACACAGTAGAATCTATTGCTGACTGTTCTGACCAACAGCTACAGCGTATTGGTATGGTTGCTGGTATGTCACCGCATAATTTTCGTTTAAAAGCCAAGGCTTTCTTAAATTTAGCCAATGATTCTGCCGAAGTAGCACAAAGAGAAGCAGAATTGCAAGCACTTAAAGAAGAAAATGCTAAAATAACAGCAGAAACCGAGGCGAAGCTATCCAAAATGCAGGAACAAATGGATGCACTACTTGTTGCGGTTGCGGAAAAGACCCCAAAAACCCGTAAACCGAAAGTAGTAGAGGCTTAATATGTCCCAAACGATGCTGCAACTTGTAAATCAAGTTCAAAATGAGTTAAATCTTGCTGTTTCTACTTCTGTAGCGGGAAATCCTAATACAGATGTTCAGCAAATATTATCTTTAATGAATGGTGCTGGCTATGAATTGCTAAAAGAATATGATTGGCAATCATTACAAGTGCAGTATCGTTTTTATACCAAATCTTTGACTGCAAACGGCACTACCACCAATGGTTCTGCCGTATTAATAATGGCTGCTGGCACAGATTTAAGTAATGTTACAAGCCAATGGCAGTTATCTGGTTACAATATTCCGCAAGATACTTATGTAGTATCAGTTGATAATGTGTCAAAACAAATTGTAATGAGTCAAGTAGCTACTGGTACTGACACACAATCTGTTGTTATTGCGCAAACCGCTTATGACCTTCCTGCTGATTTTGAAACTATTACAAATCGCACCCATTGGGACAAATCTAAACATTGGGAAATGTTAGGGCCAGAAGATGCACAGCAATGGCAATGGTTAAAGTCTGGTTACATTTCAACAGGCCCAAGAGTACGCTGGAGAATACTAGATAATCAATTCTGTATTTGGCCTATTATGAATACCCAAGAGTATTTAGGGTGGGAATACAGGTCAAAAGGCTGGGCAAGAAGTTCTGCTGGCGTAATTAAAAACAGCTTTACGGCTGATACAGACACAACTGTATTTGATGATAGAGTATTAGTTCTTTATACAAAACTTAAATATTTTCAAATTAAGTCTTTTGATACTACTGCTTTAACTCAAGATTATCAGCGTTATTTAAGTATTGCTAAAGCTAATGATAAAGGCGCACCTAACTTGTCATTTGCACCATATCCAAGCAAAGTGCTTATTGGTTACGCTAACATACCAGATACAGGCTATGGGTCATGATATTTGGACAAGCTAAAAAGTTTACCGCTAATACTGCTTCTATTACTGCGCCTATAGGTGGATGGAATGCTAGGGATTCTATTGCCCAAATGCCTCCTACAGATGCAGTAACTTTAACTAATTTATACCCTACTCCTACAGATGTTTCTTTAAGAAATGGTTATAGCCGTTATTCTCAATTAACAACCTCTACAGGCGTACAAACTATATCTAGCATTACTTATGTTGGAACAACTGCTACCTTAACTACTGCTTCAGCACATGGTTTAGCCACAGGCGCTAGGGTTTCTATTACAGGAACTACCCCAAGTGAATATAGTGGTATTTTTGTTATTACAGTAACTAGCACTACAAAATTTACTTACACAATGTTGTCTGCACCAACTGGAAATGCAACCGTTGTGGGCGCTTATACAATAGGCCTTACCACTCAAATTAACACTTTAATGAATTATGCAGGGGTAAATTCACAAAAACTATTTGCTGTTGCTGGAACTACTATTTATCAAGTAGATACTCCTGTTGCTGTTAGTGCTTTTACAGTTACAAATGATAAGTTACAACATATTAACTTTTCTAATACTAGCGGTGATTATATTGTTGCTTGTAATGGCACAGATGCCACTATGGTTTATAACGGTTCTGTTTGGTTTAGCCTTGCAAATACTACAACTGCACAGACCATTAGTTCAATTACTAAAGTAGGCACAACTGCTACTTTAACAACTGCTGTAGCACATGGATTAGTAACTGGAAACTATATAACTGTTAGTGGGGCTGCCCCTTCCGCTTATAACGGTTCTTTTGTAGTTACAGTAACAGGTGCTACAACTTTAACTTATACAATGCTTTCTACTCCAGCTACTAATGCAACAACAGTAGGAACTTATACCGTTTTAGGTATTGTAGGCGGTTCAAGTGGTGGCACAAATTACACAATAGATTCTAAAAACTTTATTCATGTAAATTTGTTTAAAAACCGCTTATATTTTACCGAAAAAAATACTATGAAAGTATGGTATTTACCTGTTAGTTCTTTGGGTGGTAATGCTTTCCCATTAGATTTTGGTGGAATAGCTAGAAATGGTGGTTTTATACAGGGCATGGCTACTTGGACTATTGATGCTGGTCAAGGTGTTGATGACTATGCTGTATTTGCTACCAATATGGGTGAAGTTATTGTTTATAACGGCACAGACCCTACAGATGCTGCAACTTGGGCTTTAAAAGGTGTATGGCAATTAGGTTATATTTTTAGCCGTAGGTTCTTTTATAAATGGGCAGGCGACATTTTAATGCTAACCCAAGATGGTTTAGTGCCACTTGCTTCTGCCCTTCAATCTAGCCGTTTAGACCCTAGAATTAACCTTACTGATAAGATTTATTTTGAAATTAGTAAAGAAGCTGATTTATATTCAAACAATTTTGGCTGGCAAGTTATTTATTATGCCAAGCCTAATATGCTTTTAATTAATATCCCTGACCCTGCTGGCACACAACAATTTGTAATGCACACCATTTCTAAGGCTTGGTGCAACTTTACAGGCATTAATACCACCGTATTTGAAATTCATAATGATGACCTTTACTTTGGTGGCGCTGGCTTTTTAGGTAAATATTGGGATGGAAAAGCTGATGATGGCAATCCTATTTCAGCTACTTGCCAACAGGCTTATTCCTATTTTGATGCCCCAGGACAACAAAAACGCTTTACTATGATTCGCCCTACATTTTTAGTTGATACTGGCGCACCTGGAATTTATGCTGGAATTAATACCGATTTTCAGACCCAAAACAATTTAGGTGAAGTTTCGTTTACAAGCGCTGTTCCAACTACCACAGCCGTATGGGATACAGCTACTTGGGACAATAATAATTGGGCTGGAAACTTGATTGTTTACCGTAATTGGCAAGGTGTAAGTGGACTGGGCTATGCCGCAGGGATTAATATGAATATAGTTTCCCAAGGTATTGATGTACATTGGGTTTCTACAGACTATGTGATGGAAAAAGGTACTGTTTTGTAATGCGTAGGGTTACAACCGAAAATCAAGACAATTTAAGACAATGGATTGCCAAAGAAGAAGGTTGTGATTATCCGCAGGAAACAGCGTGTATTGGACAGGAAAAAGACGGCAAATTGATAGCCGTAGTGGGATATAACGGCTTTTTACCCCAATCCTGTCAAATCCATGTTGCCTCTACAGATGTGTATTGGTTAAATAAAGAACTACTATTTGCAATATTTGATTACCCGTTTAACAAATTAAAACTCAATGCTATAATCGCACCTATATATAAGGGCAATGTTAAGTCCTTGAATTTGTGCCGAAAACTTGGCTTTGAACAAATAGCTGATATACCTTATGCCCATTTATATGGGGATTTGGTAGTTATGTTAATGAGGCGTAATCATTGTAAATGGTTACAACAAGGAGAAGGCAATGAGTGCAGTAACTAGTATGTTTGGCGGTGGTCCTAGCGCACCAGCCGTACCTGATTACACAGGTGCAGCAAAAGAAACTGCTGCTGGCAATTTAAAGGCTGCACAAGCAGCAACCGCAGCTAATCGTGTAAGTCAAAATACTGCTTATGGTGGAGTAAATTATTCCCAAACAGGAACGGATGCACAAGGCAATCCCACATGGACTGCTAATCAAACTTTAGCGCCAGGATTACAAGGCGCAGTTGACACATCGCAACAAAATGTAAGCAATCAATATGCCAATCCATTTACGGGTGGCAATTTACCTTCTTATGGCATTAATCCAGGTGAGTCTTATAGCAATGCAATTATGTCAAGGCTTGCCCCTACTCAAGAACATCAATCTGCAATGTCAGACCAATCCCTTGCTAATCAAGGAATTATGCCTGGTTCAGAAGCCTATAACAATGCCAAACGCTTATTAGGCCAAACTCAAAATGACCAATTAACTAGCGCAATAGTTGGTGGTATGAATACTGGTTTGCAAGCTAATCAACAACAATATGGTCAAAATTTACTTAATTACAACAATCCTTTGGCTAATGCGTTAAATATTAAATCATTAGCTACTCCTAACTACATTAATCCTGCACAACAGCAAACAACTGCTGGCCCTGATTTAACAGGCGCATCGCAAGCTACTTACAATGCAAACTTAGCTAATTACAATGCCCAAAATGCTAAAAATGCTGGTGGTATGAGTGGTTTATTTGGTTTAGGTGCTGCTGGTTTAATGTCACCTAAAGGCACATTTAGTGGTTTAGGCGGTTTATTTGGAGGTGGTGGATTAAGTACCGCCGATATTATGAGTGGAGCTGCTGGCACAGGTGGATTTGAATCTGCTGCCTTTTTGCTTTAAGGAAAAATTATGGCTGATATATTTGGACAAGTACCATTAGAAGCGCAACCTGAGTTGCAAGCAATTAATAGACAGCAAGAACTGTCTAAGATGCTATTACAACAAGGTATGCAACAACCACAAGGCCAAATGGTTTCTGGGCATTATGTTGCACCTTCACTTTTACAACATTTACAACCTTTATTTGGCGCTTATGCTGGGTCTAAAGGTATGGAAACGGCAGAAAAACAACAATTAGAATTAGCTAAAACATTAAGACAACAAAAAGGCGAAGCAATTAGCGAATTCCAAAAATTAATGTCTGACCCATTAACTCGTGGTCAAGCTATGCAATTTGCTGCTAAAAATCAATACTTGCAACCTATGGCAGCAGAATTAATGAAGCCACAAAAACTTGGCGAAGGTGAAAATCTTGTAATGCCTAGTATTAGCGGTGGAGAACCTATTAATTTAGCTGGTGGCGGTGAAAAGAAAACTGAATTAATAAGAGATTACAACCAAGCTGTAAGTTCTGGCGCATTTAAAGGGAATATTGTTGATTTTGATTTACAGCGTAGAAATGCTAGTGCTGCTAGAACATCATTAAATGTTCAAAACCAATTACCATTTAAAGAACAAATCCAAAAAGAAGCCGCAAGCGGATTAATGAAAAACTTTGAAACATTGCAAAATGTGCCTTCTGCATTGGCAAACATGGACAAAATGGTTTCTTTGTCTAAACAACCTATTTATGCAGGTGTTGGTGGCGAAACTAAATTGCAAATTGCTAAATTATTTAATAACAACTTTGGTACAAATATTTCACCAGAAACAGTTAAAAATACTGAAGAATTTAAATCTGCTGCTTATATGGGCATTATGGATAATCTTAAAAAGACAGACTCCAACCCAACAATGGCACAGCAAAATGCACTTAAAGAAGCTATTGGTAGTTTGGGTACAGACCCTGCTGCTATTCCAAGAGTTGTCAATGTAATGCGTGATGTATTAATTAATAAAGCAATGCAACATAATAGCCTTGTTCAACAAACTATGCAAAATGGCGTTCAATATCCATATAGCATTGAAGTACCATTACCAAAATCCGCACCTGTACCAAGCGGTAATGTGCGTTCTTTAGCTGACGAAATTCTTGGTAGGAAACCACAATAATGTCTAGTGCTGACGATTACGCTAAATGGATTGTTGATAATCAAAAGTTATCTGGCACTCCTGAATTTAATACTGTTGCCCAAGCCTATCAAATGGCAAAAGCAGAAGAAACTGCGCCTGCACAATTACAAAAAACAGAAATACCTGCATATCAATCCGCTATTGTAGGTGCTGGAAAAGGAATAACTGACCCATTATTGGCTGCTGGTCAATATATGGGCGGTAAACCTGCCGAATATTCTAATTTAATATTAAACAAAATGAAACCGTTTCAAGAGGCTAACCCAATGACATTTGGTGCTGGTCAAATTGGTGGCGGTGTATTGTCTGGTGGCGCTTTAATGAAGGGCGCTGGCATGATTCCTAGTTTTGCTAAAGCAAGCCCTTATTTGCAAGCTGCTGGAGTTGGCGCTGTAGCTGGTGGTTTAACACCTAATGAACAAGGCAAAACAGGTATTGAAGCTATTTCAGAAGTGCCACAAAAAGCTATGTATGGTGCTGGTGGTGGAATTATAGGAACTGGTTTAGGTCGTACTGTTGCCAATGTTGTAGGCCCTAACTTAGACGCTGCTGTTAAAAAATTAATTGGCGAAGGCGTTAATTTAACCCCTGGGCAAATGATAGGTGGTGTTGCCCAAAGGTTAGAAGATAAATTAACTAGCGTACCTTTACTTGGCGATATTATTCAATCATCAAGAACAAAAGGTATTGAAGAATTTAACAAAGCTGCATATCGCAGGGCATTAGAGCCTATTGGTGGCAAAGTGCCTGAATCTACAGGTCGTGCTGGCATGGAATCTGTTAAAACTCAATTAAGCAATGCTTATGATGATTTATTGCCTAAATTAACTTACAAACCTGACAATATTCTTTTAAACAATCTTACAAACCTTCAAAAAGAAATTACTGGAATTACACCAGAAAATGCAAAAAAAGTTTCAGATACGGTATTTGATGTTATTAGTAGCAGAGTTGATAAAAATGGTGAAATTAAAGGTGAAGTGTTTAAAGTTGTAGAAGAAAAATTAGGCGGTCTTGCTAAAACATATAAAGCAAGTCAAGATGCAGACCAAAAACTTATGGGCGATGCTTATGCTACTGCTTTGGGTGAATTGCGTCAAAATTTAACTAGAAATAATCCTCAATTTGCCGAACAATTAAATAAGATAAATACTGGTTTTGCTAACTTTGCACGATTGCGTGGCGCTGGCTCTATGGCTAATACGCAAGAAATGTTTACTCCTAGTCAATTAGCAGCAGCAGTAAAATCTGCCGATAAATCTTCTGGAAAAGGCGCAACTGCTACAGGTAAAGCATTGATGCAAGACTTATCTGATGCTGGTGTACAAGTTCTTCCAGGGAAAATTCCCGATACAGGTACTGCTGGAAGGTCTGCTCTTAATGCGCTTGCAGGCGCTTTATTGGGTGGCGGTGGTGCTTCAGCATATCAATCACACCCCGTAGCTACAGGAACTGCTGCTTTATTAGGAACTGTTGCTGCTGCGCCTTATGCACCTGGGGTTCGTAATTTAATTACAATGATGGGTGGAAAACGCCCAGAAGCAATACAAAAATTAGCAGATTTTATTCGTGAGTCATCACCATATTTAGCTGCTTCAGGCGCACAAAAAGCAGTAGAAAAATCGGAGAATAGATAATGAGTAGAAACGGTAGTGGTACTTACAACCTGCCTACAGGCAATCCTGTAACAACTGGCACAGCAATTACCTCTAACTGGGGTAATACTACTATGTCAGATATTGCTACTGCTTTGACAGGAAGTATAGCCGCAGATGGTCAAACTCCTGTAACTGGCAATTTGCAGATGGGTAACAATAAAATTACTGGCATGGCTGAACCAACTTCTTCTCAAGATGCCACTACAAAGTCTTATGTAGATGCTGGTTTAGCTGCTTTAATTACAGTACCTTCAGGTTCTATGTTTATGTGGCCTACAGTTACTAGCCCTACAGG